CGGTCTAAAGACGCATCAACTGCTAGGCCACCCTCAGAGCGGTCACCAAGGACATGGAAAGTAAAGCCCAAGAACGTATTGATTTCACCAGCAACAAGAGCTTTAACAGTATTGAAGTCAGAGCTAGTTACAGCTGTCTCAGACAACAACGATGCTAAACCATTTGCGTGGAGGATAATGTTACGACCCTCTGGAGGTACGTTATTTTTATCCAACAACTTCTTGGCTTCACGCAACTTGGCTACGTTCATGTTGGTATCGCTACCACCGATATCGTTAGAAACAGTCAAGCTGGTGCTAGATGCTGTCAAAGCATCAAGAATCAACTGGTCTTGTCTACGGCCAATAGCGTTGCTTAGAACTTGTACAAGCTCTTGGCGCTCATCAAAGTTAACTTTAGCCTGGCTGAAAATGTCGCTGTACTCAGCGGCATTAAAGTCAGATAGGGTGCAAGTTACGCTTGAAAATGCTACGTTTAATGGGGTTACATCAGATTGACTAATGCGTGGGGTAGCCACACCTTTGCCAACTTTTGGAAATTTAACTGTAGAACCTTCTACTCCTCTACGCTGACGAACAGCACCTACCAGCATTGCTTTGCCCTGGAAAGCCTGTTTTACCTCAGCATCAAAGAGGGTAACAAAGGCATTAGATAATGAAATGCTCATGTGTTTCTCCTAAATAGGTAAAAAATAAATTGGGTTTTTGCTTTGGTGTGCCTGTTGCCAGGGCCTACGCTTGCTACTTGCGGTAGCCAATCGTCAGATTAATCTGCATCAAGGGCCAACTAAATGGTATGCCTTAATGAGTTTCTAGCAGAAATGTAGGAAAAATACAACATCTAGTGAAATATTTTTTACATCTACTAAATGTGGATAAAAAAACCCCCGGCAAACTGCACCGGGGCAAGGGTCACTCTCGTGAGGAGATTCTTTATATTAGCCGAAATTCTGAGCAAACATCTTCTCAACCTTGGCGCGGTAGGATGGATCTGTCTTGTACTTAGGATCACCAACCATTTGGTACAACTCGTCTTTGGAGGGAGCGCCCTCAATAGGTACAGACTCAACTGGGATGCGAGAACCTTCATAGGTCTCACGCAGTTTCATCAAAGCCTTTAAGCCTTTGGCAGTACCGCCCATGTACTTAAACTCTTCAAAATCATCTTTGCCCCATACCCCTTTGTTTACAAGACCTCTAGCCCAATCTGTCATTCCTTTAATAATGACATCTGCGTTAGGGCCAAGAGATGCTTTCTCTTCAGCAAGTGATCTGGTAACAGACTCTACTTTCTCTGCCCCCATACCAACAACCTTGCTAACCAAACTATCTAAAGCGAGTTGCGATATCCCATTCTCTTGCGCCCAACTCATAACGTGGCTACGAACTGGGTCATTCTCAGGAACAGCACCAAATGCGGATGCATCATACTTACCATCTGCGGGTGCCTTGTGTTTGCCTTGCGATATCTGTTTCCTAAGATCCATCCAAGACTTGGCTATGCCTTCTAGATCGGGGGCTGAATCGTCTTTCTTCCAAAAGTTCTCAGGCCACCAATCAGGCCGGTCTAGCGGAGTGTCATCCTCTTGCTCTGCTAAATGAGATATCTGTGTTGATTCTGGGTTTTGCTGCTCGGTACCTTGGCTGTCCTCAGTTGTTACTGAGTCCAGTAGGCCACCATTCTCTGTGGGCTGGACTGCTTCGGTAGTTTCCATGTTTACATTTTCCTTGCTTTATTAATCCTTGCTTCAAGATCCCTAATTACGCTGTTTTGTCCTTCTCGGTAAAAAGCATAGCTAGGATCAGCGCCAGGCAAGGCAACTGGCTGCTCTAACAAAGTAGTTCTTAACCACTTCATTAGTTTCTCGCCATCCTCAGAGCTAAGAACTCTAAGGCATAGTTTGTTTAGGTCTTCTACTGATTGGTCAACATCGCGAATATCTGTGACTACACTTTCTAAGCCAGCCCATCCGTCAACATTCATCTATTAGCCTCCAGCCATTTTCAGCATTTCGGGTACAGCCTCTGGGTTCTGCTCGGCAACCTGAGCTGCCTGTTGAGCAATCTGCTGGAGATTGTATTGGCGCTCTGCTGAGTCATTACGCAACCTTGATGGGATGCCCAGCTTGTCTGCGATATAGTCTGTAATCTCGCCCATCTTAGGTGTGGCTTGACCCTCTGGGCCAAAGCCTTGAGCCATCTGCACGAACTGCATGACGTTGGTTACGTCTTCCATATTCTGAGCCATAGCTAATGGGGCAACTGGCGCTACCTTAACCTCTAGTCCATTGACACGCAAAGGCATATCGATAATGCCTCTGTCATCCATGACTTGTAGTATCTTAGATACAAGTGGAATCATGGTCTCATTAATTAATCGGCCAAATGCAGATCCGAGGTTCTGACTCAACTCCTTCATACGTTCTACGACTTCCGTTGCGGAGCGAGCAGACATATTATCGGGAGGCAAACTCTCGTCTAGCAGTATGCGCTTGATGTTTCCGCGTAGGTCTCCCATGATAATTTGAGCTACGTTAAAGTCACCAGCTCGTGGCAATGGCTTGAGTGATTCACCTTGTGGGCCACCATTACGAGCTACAGGAATGATTGCGCCAGGCACAATCTTGACTGTTGCTGGATTAAGAACTCCATCGTCAGCAGCTGTATACACACCGGATATAGCTAAAGATGCGTTCTTTAATACTAGCTCTAGTGTTTTATTCAATGTCTTGATATCAGGCAACGCAGTAATCAATGGGCCTCTGCCGTATATCTCACCGGCTACCTTCATGTAGCGACTGACTACCCAAGGACTCTTCTTGAGTCTGCGATAGACCAGCTCTTGCTTAGACTCTTTGTGGATAACGTGATAGCAGAAATCTCCACGCTTTGGATCAAATACTGTAGCCTCAATCAACTCAAAGTCTTCGGTTGGCTTTTGGTCAATCTTCTGCTGTAAGTCTGTAGGAATCTCAGCATCTCTCCATTGCTGGATAATTGCCTCACCTTTAATACGCATACGTCTGTATACATTGTCTACCTGACCATTAGCGCCCTCTTCAAAGGCAACCAAGAACTGTGGCACAGGAATGAAGTTGATTGGGCTGGTATCGTCACCAGGCTGAACCATCATTACAGCCGTACCAACTGCCAGGTCAAGCAAGAACTCGCCCATCGCAATGTCAAAGTTAGATTGCTTGAGAGTTGCAAACATCTTGTCTGCGTAGATATCAAGCGCTGCGGATGCCTCTGCTTTGCGGTCTTCTGGAATATCTGGGCCAGTTTCTAATCTGCACCATTTGCGTTGTGGCGGGAATATTCCTGACTGTAGACGATTAGCAAAGCGCTGAGTTGAATTAATAGCAGTAGCATCAAACACACGATTCATCTTCTTAGCACCGCCAACCTTACCATCATAGTAGCCGTCATAAAGGTTACGCTGTGGCAGAGCAAACTCATATGCCTCATCGTATAGGTCTCTAAAATCCTCTTTCTTACGCAACGCTATGTCGTGGCGCTTGAGGATGTCCTCTGGTTTTAATCTCATCATCTCAGCCATATCAATCCTTTTTGTGCTTATTCGCAAAGTTGCGAGCTGCCTCTTTGCTACCAAATCCCCACTTCTTCAGAGCCAGCTTTAGGCGTGTTGGCTTTCCATTCTCATCAACGAGTGGGCCAGCCATACCACCAAATCGAGCAGCAAAAGATACGCGCCGTGGGTTCGTGCCTTCCTTGACAGGAGCCTTTAGGTTCGCGCCCTCTGTCCGCTTAAAGTATTTACGGCCAGCCTCAGTAAGACCACCGCTAGGACTCTTATGCTCTTTCTTCATTCGTACCAATCTATACGCATCTCAGCCATCTGAGAGCTGCTGTTTACATTCGTTAAACGAAACAGATATGTTGTCAACGGCTTTAAAATAAATTCAAAACTAGTTCCCCTGCCACCAGCTCCACTTCTATTTCCTTGACCTTCTGCGCTTGTAATAAGTTCAGAATAAAACTCTGTGCCTACTGCGGTTACAGTTGGATTTAATACCGCAGCTGCTTGGCTTGCTGTAGTAATTACTCGATTACGGCGATGCAAAGTCATTGCTGTGCCGCCGCTAGTTGTAGAGCTTTCGTAAGCGTAAACCTCAGTCTCGCCGCCACATTGATAATCAACAAACGCGTGAGCCTCTAGTCCAGCTGGCCACGCAATAGCAATATTAATGCTTGAGCCAACTGCCAATCTACCATTATCTGGATGTGTTTTATACACATAATACGCACGACCCTCATGCAAACGCAGATGATTTATATCAACTGTTGGGAATGGTCTATCCGAACTCGCAAGAGTCTGTACGTTATCTTTATCAACGTAGCTTGGAGAAACATGGCGAGATTTAGTAGAGAGCGACTCACGCTCAACTGTAATCGGCATTATTTCTTCTTAGGCTTCATTGCAGTCTTAGCGGCTTTAACAAATGCAGCATCAGTTGGTGCGCCAGGAGAGCCAGGCTTACGCATCTTCTCCTTAGATCCCGCCTCGATCCGCTCACGTTTTTTATGGATATTGGCATAGAGGCCAGCTTTCATATTAATACCCTCCCGCTTTACGGCCTTCAGACATTGCAATTGCTTTTGCCTGAGCTGGTGTTTTTACTTTCTGACCAGAGCTTGACTTGAGTTTTCCTTTAGAATACTCACGCATTACTTTGGCAACTTTGGCTTGCATCTTATCTGTATCTGGCATGATTGTCCTTTATAGGCTTTGGTTAGAGCCGAGGGTTTCTTTCATCCCCATCTCTGGATTTAAACGTGCATCCGACAAGAGCTGACGGCCTCTACGTCTTGCGCCACGCATCTTTGCGCCAGCCTCTTCTTGTGCTTGTGTTGCTTTCTCAACACCAGCAACTGGTTCTGGTATTTTCTCAGGCTCTGGAGCCTTTGGACTACCACCGCCACCACCACCGCCTCCAAATAATCCACCCATGATTAGCTCACTTTCATATCGTTAGAGCCAAGCTTTTGGATGCCTGTCTCTGGGGTTAAACGTGTATCCGATAACAACATTCGGCTACCACCTCGTAATCGTGCTTTAGCACGAGCTGCGTTTTGCTCGGCTAGTTCGCGCTTTTCTTCTTCAGCTTGCGCCCGAATGCGAGCCGTTTCTTCTTTAGTCTCATCAGCTGCTCGTTGAGCGCCACTAGTATCTGGAGATCCACCAAATAATCCACCCATTTAATACCTCGTCATTAGTAAGTAATCCACCTTGTCAGGGCCATACATCTTTAAAATCGCTTCGGTCTCAAACCTTAATGCTTGCGCATAACGTATTGCCCGAATATCGTCAGTTCTAACAGTTATTTGCAGTCTGTGCAAGTGGAGATATCGGATTGCGATATCTACAAAGGTTCTGCCACATCTAAGCATAGATGTTGGGTGTTCTCTAGCCTGATTATCAAAGATGCTCCACATCTCGCCAACTCCACCCCAAAACAATACAACTCCAAAGATGGCTATCGGTTTATTGCGATAGAACGCAGTAACCGCTGTGCCGAGTGTTGCTTGGCTATGTATCATGGATCTAAGGTCATAGCCTCTAGCTACCGCTAACAACTCTGGCTGGGTAGTATCGAGCTGGTCAAAGTGGTCAATCACAAATGGCAGATAGAACACCCCTCTCTTGGGATGCATCTCCTCATTCAATACCTCATAAGGTATGGTTACTTTCATCTTGAGAATATATCAAAGTCGCTATTGGCCACAGTCTGGGCTACATAAGTTCTTGATGAGACATCTCCTGGACGAGTCATGCGCTTGTATTCACCTCCACCTAGCAAGAGATATCCAAAGGCATCACCAACGTGGGAGTGTTCGTTTTTGTTTGGGGTATCCCTAAACCGCTCCTGACCAGAGCCTACCGATACTCGCTTGAAATGGTATCCACCAGCCAAAGACTTACGCAGTAGCTTGCACTTGGTGTCAACTATCAGCCCCGGCTTGCCGTTAATTAAGCGTTGCATGGGCGCGGCAGCTGACTCTCTACGAACTTTAAAATCATTCGAGGGTGTTGGCTGTGCCTTGAGACCTAAAGTTCTGAGGAAGTCAAAAGCTGTTACCTCATAGATGGCATCCCGCGCCATACCAGCTGGATCGCCCCATACCAACACTTGCATACCTGGGTACTTTGCGTTGATTTCAGCAATGAGCTGGTGGCCAAAGCGCTCCAAGCCCATGTCAAAGGTAACAATCTCATCAATCACTTGCCACCTACCGCTGGGTAGCCTCTGCCCAATCACCGCAGCTGGGGTTAAACCAAAGTCAAGACCGATCTGAATCGGCACAGAGTTGTCTAAAATAGTCTCTCCAGACATGAGGTTATCGTCATATTCATGCCAAACCGATCTACCCTCTTGGACATAGGTATATTTGCCTTCGGCATAGCAACGAATCCAATCAATGTTTTTGCCTAAGAGCATCTGCTGATAGTAGCCAGCCGGTAGATTGGCTACGTTTTCAGCCTTCTTGTTTAGTTGCCACCACTTGCCCGCTGAGAAGATGCAGTCATTAGCCTCTGGATTCTCTGGGAGGTCATCTTTTGCAACCTCAATAACACCGCCAGGCTGCTTGTAAAACTTCCAAGCGTATGGCCCCGTCATTTTTTCTTTCTCGGCCATCCTAAACCACCAATGGTCATCATCCATGGGGTTGGTATCCATCCAAATGCCATGCCAACTAGCGCCACCATCTCGCTTGGTAGGGTATCTACCTACTCGGTGGGTAAGGCCATCGATTACAGCCTTGGGCAACTCTCGTGCCTCGTTAACCCATGCCCCTGTTAGCTCTAGGGATAGTAGCTTTCTAACGTCTTTAGGCTGGTCAAGCGCTAAGAAGATTACCTCGCAATCGATACCAGCGGCATCGTCTCTAGCTGGTAGTCGGATGTGGTGGGTAATCGGTGGGGTATAAAGCATTGGCCCAAAGGTATTCTCTGGGAATAGGTCTTGCCAAGTCTTTATTGTTGTTGTCTTGAGTTCGGGGTAGCTATTGCGTACAATGACAAAACGGGTATATCGGACACCATCGATAGGGGAG